TGGTGGACGGCTGGGCAACTTCGGCCGCAGGCGCGAACCCGGCGGGATTCATGCCCTTGGCTTGCATGGCTGCGTTGAAGGTGTCGGCCCCATAAACTTCGACAGCGCTGGCGTAAGCCTTCTGCAAAGACGCAGGATCGGCACCGGCCTGAGACAATGCCTCCAGCGCCTCCACTGCAAGGGAGATGTTCTGCGGGCTCTTGCCCTTGCTGCCGCCTTGCTTCTTGCGGACAGTGCCGCCCTTGTTGTCGCCTTCAGGAGCGGCGTCCTTCGGAGCGCCATCGACCTTCGGTACGTCGGGATTCTTTGGAGGTCTGCGTCCCATTTTGTTATCCAACCAATCTCATAAGGGGATTAACACGAGAGTTGTCGAACCGGCTCGACTCTGGCATGAGGCTTGCGCCCTGCATATTGATAATGGGCGGCTGATTCTTGGGCTTTGTCGGAAACATGATCGGGGGTGTCCGGCCCATGTCCTTTAAACGCTGGCTGTTCATCTGAATGGATTCAAGAAGCATCGCCTTCAGTTCGGCTGCTTGCTGCGCTGATACTCCTCCGCGTCCTCCGACACCCACCTTGTACATCAGGGGCTCGACGTAACCGCCACCGGCTCGGAGCATCGAGCCCGCTCGGCCCGTTGGCTTCACGCTGCCGATGACATCGGAACTGACGGTCATTGGTTCGACCATCTGCGCTAATACATTCGGGTCGTTGATACCCAACTGTCTGGCATAGAGCCCAGCCAAGACATCCGGCGGGATGGGCAACTGGGCAGACTCAACTCCCCCCAGCGGGAAGTTGATGCCGCGCCGCCAGTTTGGGGTTCGGTTGTCGAGGTCGTAAATAGAACCAAGGTTTTGCTGGATCATGCGCACAATGTTTTCGTCGCCTGACCGATTGAGCAATCCCTGCACTACTCGCGGGGTGGGTGCTTGCCCCATTAACACGGCGTTGTGTTCTTCAATCGCCTTCTCAAGCGGAGATCGCGAGCGGTTCATTCCCGCAAACTCTTCGGCCAGATTCTTCGCGCCATACCCGGGCAGCCCCACCGCGTACCGCAGTGCAGGAACTACGTTTTCGTCGCCGCTGCCGATAAGGCGTGCCAGCGGGCTTACAACTTCGGACGGCGCTCCGCCCAGCAAGTTGGTGTCTATTGGGGGCACCTCTTGCTGCCACTGCCCCGGGCCAGACCTATAGCCAAGACCCTCGTTGAAGGCTGGCTCCGAACCTCCAACTTCATCCAAAGCGGCCTGCGCTACCACCGGGTCGAAGTCGCTGCCCTGATAGACAGGGGCAGGGGCATTGGGGTCGGGCTGATCCCCGGCCATCAGCAACTCTTTGAGTCGCGGCCCCAACTCGTCGGGGTACGTTCCGACAGGCATCCGGTCGAGCAGTTCTTGCGTCCGCATCTGGATGACGCGCGCTTTATCGGTTGCCGGGATAGAAGGGTCATCCATCACTTCCTGCGTTACCATCTGCTCGGCCTGCCGACGCATGGCGGCTTTGCGAGTGAAGTCGTACTTCACGGCTGCGTTGCCGGATTCGTCTTGGGCTTCGTCAATCATGTCAAAAGCCCGCTTCACCACACCCTGCGGGGCCGGAGCGCCGGGAGCCGCTTGGAATGGGAGTCCCGTTTGCTGCGCCAAGTACCGAATGTTGTCGAAGCGGGCTAACTGCGGGAACATTTCCAACGAGGAGTTTGGAGCCCTGCCACGGATGCGGGTGCCTTCCGCCGCTTCGCTGCTTCCTAGGATTTGGGCCCAACTATGCGGGCTTACCATGGGCGTGCGCTCGACAACCGGCATCCCTTGGGCTGACAACTCGCCGCCAACGGCATCCGCCAGTTGCAGAGAGGGGTCGAAGATTCCGGGGGAAACGCCTTCAAGCGGCATGTTCTTTGGCAGGATGCGCTGGTTGTTTGCCGGTGGGGCGTCTTCTGCCAACTGAAACGCCTGCGCGTCAGTCACATCCTTCACTGGCTGCCGGGGGCTCTCGATATTCTGGAAGTAGCCAGCAAACTGAGCCTTCGTCATCGGAATGGGCTCGCCCATTTCGCTCTTGGGGTCAGGTCGGAACGGCGGGGTCGTGGTGGCGTTGACGATCTTGCCCCACTGGATCAAGCCATCCACGCCTTGGCCCGAGAGTTTGTTGAGCGCCAGCCCGTAAGCCTGTGCTGCACGCGGGTCGCCAGCGTCGGCCTCGCGGGCGGCAGCACGCAAGGTTTCCCCGAACTCCTTGATCTGCGAATCGCTTAGTCCAGACAAGGTGTCAACAAGACCATCGCCAACGGTCTTGTTCGTGACCTTGACCCGCTCTGCCTTGATCTGCGGTCGGCTGCCGGGAATCTCAACTTGCCCGCCACCCGCACCGCCGCCTCGATATGGCTTAACGCCGCGTCCCATTACTTCTTTCCTTTGCTGGCCTTAACGCCCTTGGGCATGGGGGGCATGACTTTCTTCACCACTTCAGGGGCAAAGTCCGACTTTTTGAGTGGAATGGCCGGGGGGCTGCCGCGAGTTGCGAGAGGCTCGTCTTCGTTATCGTCCTGCTCGCCGTACTGCTCTTTGTCCTTCATGGCCTTGGCGTAGTCGCCACGCTTGCCAATCGGGAGCGAGTTCATCTTGGACTGCTTCATGGACTCGCGAATCAGCGACGGCATGTCGCCCTCGCAGATTTCAACCTTGATGTGCATTGACATGGCAAACTCCTAGGTAAACAGGCCCATGAACATGCCGCCCATGCTTGCCTCGCGAGCCAAACGACGAGACTCGTTTTCAACGGCACGCTGGCGTTCTTGCAGTTTCCGCTGGATTTCAATTTCGCGGAGTTCCAACTCGTTGGATTGATCCGTATTTCTCCGGCTCAACAGCAAGTCCCTGATGGCTGATTCCTCTCCGGCCCGATTAGTCTGAAAGGCGAAGTTGGCGTCGGTGTTTGCGGTCAACTGATCGAATAGCGTTCGCTGGGCATTGGCATATCCCTTGGCCGCTTCGGTGTCTGCTTGCAAGCCAGATTGGTAAGCGTCCCGTTGCGTCCCAGCCCCGGTTCCCTTTTGGCGGCGGAACATGCGTGAGTTACCGCGAAACGCGGCCTGCGCCATGTTCTGGCCCCGATTGCGCCGCATCTGTTCGCCGGAAGCCTCGATGGGCCCGGAGTAAGTCGGCGGATACGAGTCAGAAGCAAACATCCTTACCGCAGCCTTCCTATTGGGGACACGCTGCCAAGAATTGGGGCTCCAGCAAACAGGCCATCACCCAACTCCGCACTCCTCAATCCGGCTCCCGCGAGTCCAGCGCCGCCGCCGAAAAGTCCACCCGAGCCACCAAACCCCATTCCTGATCCAAGCCCTCGCATACCAGCCATGCCAAGTTTGCTCATGGCTCCAGCGCTTGGGACTGCTGCAAACGCTCCCTGAATAAGAAGGTTGGCGACGTTTCCGATGGTCGCCGCACGGGAGTCCTTGCGTGCGCGGTCGAGGTAGGCTTCAAGGTCGGCGGACTTCTGCGATTGGAACGTGTCCTGCCGATTGGTTGCGACTGTCTTTTGCTGGTCGAGGGCGTAGTTCTGGAGTGCGTTCTGACGAATCGAGGCAACGTCCTGCGACCGGGCCTGCTCGGCTTTTTGCTGATACCCCCGGCGGTAGTCCTCCATGTCGCTGAACATCGAGGCGTTGCTGGTGTCCAAGAGCCCCCGGGCGAAAGCAGACCGGGACTGATCCGGCCCCCGATAGGACTGCTTGCCAGACATGTTGCGGCGGTAGTCGGAACCGGTGAACGGGCTGGCCGTATTAATACCGCTGCCGTAATTAGTTTCTCGGGAGAACATACACCCTGTTTTTGGTCACTAGAGGCTGGTTTGCGACATGTAATCAGGTCTTGATGTAGTAGTTCACGGGAATGTTTTTGGGGCGGGTTTCCGCATCGCCGCCACCCGTTATGGAAACAGTGTGGGAATGGTTGCCCGCCGAACTGGTTCCAATGTTGGCCGTGAGATTAGAGCCCAACTCCCCGAAGTACGGGCCAGCACCAGCGGGGTTATCCGAAGCGGGGACTGTGTGGGTATGCGCCCCAGTGTTGTTGGTGTCGCCCGTCAGCGCCGTTGTGGGTCGAGCCGTCGAGAAGCCCTGACGAGTTCCAAAAGTTCCGGCAGCCGTGCCGTCAGAGTTCGCCCCGGCACCTCGCAGGAAATATCCCCGGTAGTCGGGGATGTTAAATGTCGTGCTGCCGTCGCCTGCGCCGTAGTAGTCCGAGAGAACCGCGAACAAGTTCGCGAATGTGGTGCGGCTGATAGCCCGACCATCGCACAACAGCCACTCAGTTCCCGCTATTTCGGCGGCACACGCAACAACGACTCCGGTCGGCACGCCAGACGAGCCCGGGGCCGGGGGAGTTATAGCCCCCGCCGTCCAGAGGTAGGCGTCTACCGAACTCCCGTCGCCAAGCCGAACAGATTGCGTGGTGATCCCTCTGACCTGAAGTTGGATCGTTGTTTTATCTGATTCTTCTGCAACTTCCGCAGTAACTAAACCCTGCGGTGCAGAAATTTCAAATGGCACAACCTCCAGCGAGTTGGTCGCCGCGTTTGCCCGAAGGTGAACTCCGGTGTTCTTGCTGATTCGCAGGCTCACCCGGGTTTGCTGGGCACCGTCAACGATTGCGTCGGAGATTTCGGTGTACGAGCCACCGAGGATTCGTGGCGCAGACAGGGGAGGGGCGGGGAGAACGGGCTGGGAGTCCTTGTATGGATGGTCTGTAGTTTCCGGGACATATCGGCCCGGGCTGGACTCCAAGGCTGACTGATACGGTCGCTCGCGGGAGTAGTCGAGGTTCGCGAGTTGGTAGCGGCGAGTGTCGGGCGTGACTAACCGCAACAAGTCTGTTGGCGTTTGGTCAGATAAATCGCGAGACGATGAGAACTCTGGAGTGTGAGAGTTGGCGAGCGCGTTGGCGATGACCCGGGCCGCAGCGGGGGACACGCCGCCACCAACCAAAGCCTGCACAAGTTGGCCGCTATTTGCCGCCACCGATGACCACTCCGTTCATGTCGAGGCCGTACAGCAACACTTCAGACGGGCTTGGGTCTGCGGGATTGGCGGCAACAAACCGTGTGGAAAGTTCCAGCGAGATGTGCCTGTCCGCCCCCGCGTTGTCCGTGTAGTTCCTTCCGGCGAACTGGGCCTTGGCAACGCCGGTCGCAAGTCCGAGTGGCGAGCGACTCGACGCCATGTTTAGCGTGGTCGCGGCCCCGGTAGTGCTATGCGTGAAACCGGTTCCACGGTCGCGTGGCATGACGTTGACGCGGGGGTTCGGAGAGTTGTTGAAATACTCCCGGAGCGTCAGCGTGGTGTCGGTGGCAGTGGGCCGATAGATGACCGTTACGCTCCGGTCGATCATCTGCCCCTTCGTGTCGGCGTTGGAGTCGTTCGTGAGTTCCATGGCCCCGGTCTTGAATGAGACGGGAACGGTGGCCTGTGGATAGATGCCAGCACTAATGTCTGGAGCAAGCGCGGTCGCGGTCGCGGCTGCCTGCGTCCCGCCCGCTGGCGGGGCTCCGATGGTGAGATTCACAGGCGTTAGGAACGTAGACCCCGAAAACGCCCCGTAACCGTACCCCTGCTCGACCACAAGAATCTCGGTCACGGCCCCATCTTTGATGATTGAAAGGAACTGGGCACCGGCACCGTTTTGTCCCGATGCCACCGTGACGGGCGGCGGCGTGATGTAGCCCGCGCCGCCGTTGCTGATCGTGACGCTAGAGATGCTTCTGTATTGCTGGTCACGGAGCCCGATGAAGCGGTACACATCCCCGTCCACGGCACCGTACACGCAGTCATCGGCGTCGTTCAACGCGAACCGGAAGGCACACGAGCATGTCAGCCCATTGGGCCACGTTTCTGTCCACCATGTTTTGGTGACGAGGCTATAGCACAATGCGAGCGTGGGGCTCTGTGCGTTCTGACCCTCAAGTGCCACGAACGCCCGAAGGATCGAGGTGCGCGGATCAACCTTGAGATAGAACCGATTGCGGATCGACAAGTCCAGAAGATTCTTTTGGAAGTAATCCACGATGGGGTCGCTCAACGGCTGCGCGTTGCCGTTGCCGTCCATCGAGTAGATGCCGCGCTCGTCCATGCAGTACAGCGTGTTGTCAAACAAGTCATGGCAATGCTGCGACAAGCAACCCCGGTTGGCAACCAGTTGGATGGAGGCGTCTACAGAGGGGTCGGTGTTGTAGTTGATCGAGTAGCAGTGGTTCGTTTGCATCACGAACAGGTATGCCGAATACGGTATAAGGGCCGTGATGGCATCGGTTGTCTTTTGATTGTTCTGGATCGCGATGTCGTTGATGGCGGGGCACGACTCAAACTCGTCAAATTCTGAAAAGAAAACGGTGTTCACATCCTGTCCGCTGGTTGACACGCCGTACCAGAGACGGTCGCCGTAAGCCACGCACACGCTCATGTCGGTTCGCGGAACGCCAAAGCGATAAGCGTTGAGTTGACCATTGGGCAGCACGACCGGGACGGCGGCGTAAAAAGGCCGGTCGGGGTCAAACAGTTGCTCATCAGAAAGCGTGTCGATTCCGACAAGCGTGATGCCGCCGCCGCTAACGACCCCAAACATCTCCAGCCGATAGAACACAAGCGACTCGTCGGCGGACGTTCTGAAGAACTCGACATGCGTTGCCCTTGCCGGGGCTACGGCCCCCGGAACTGACCACACCATCTGAGTCGGGTTCGGGGACGCCGTGAAAAGAAGCGTGTCAACGTCAGTAATTGGCGAGAAGTTTGAATAGAAGATTGGCCGATCCATGTCCCTAAAAACGGCGTTCGATTGGCCTGTGGCCGTGGCGACGGCAGACAGCACTATCTGAAGCGGACTGAGGGCTGTTCCGATGGAGACAATCCTTGTCATCCACGGAAACGCCGGGTGGTCTACCACCATCCCGGGCTTCAGGCCGTCTACTGCTCCCATATTGACCGCGCTGAAACCAGTTAGCGTTTGAATTGCCCGCGCGGCGACAGTGGTCTGCGAATAGTCGGCGTAGCGGTACGAACAGCGGTACACGCCACGCATGGCGGGCCGCAGGACGGGAATGAGTCTCGCGGTCTGCGCGGCAGCGGTGATAGTTGGCTGGGTTGTGTACCCGTTACCCGGGTCTTGCAAGGCCACTGAGGTTATTCCGCCAGTGCTTGCCACAATGGCGCTCACCTTTAGACCAAATCCACCGCCGCCCGAAACAACGAGGTCTGGAGCCCCGTAGTACCCGGCACCTTGGCTGGCGATGGAGACAGAGGTTATTCGGCTGGTGGGCGTTGTCGGCGTTTGCCGCACCGCCTTGAACGTGTAAGTCTGCCCGCTAGTCCATGTTGCCGATCCCACCGGGGATGTGGTGTTGTTTCTCTGGCGAAGCGTGAACGATGCGGTGTTGCCGTCAACGAACCCGCTGCCGGGAACAATTACGCTTGGCTCGCCCACAACATCTCCGGGCGGGCCGGGAGCAGTTGTTGAAGTTGCGGACGCCTGAAAGTACATCCGTTGCCGATAATTAGTGAACGCTTTGTTCGGATAGGATCTCGAAGTGTTAAAAACATCGAGGAACTCGTCTGACCACGCCGGAGACACGGGATTAAAGTCAAAGTCGCCGGGGCCGAGCAAAACCTCAGAACTGCTGCCGGGGGCAGGGATGTATGGGTTTCCGACGCCACTGGTGGCCCATTTGAACTGGGCAGAGTCTTCGCTGTAGATGTAGAGAATTCCCGCGTTGACCTGTTCAAATTGAATGGCAAAAAACGTGTTCTGTTCCCATCCATCCCCGGAATCTAAAACGTCGATTGTGCTGGCTGCGATCCCGCTGGGTGCAGCCCCGGCGCTGCTCTGGCGGAAGTCCACGATTGGCCTGCTCGCAGTTCCCGTAGTAGCCTGACCAGCCGCCCACCAGCCGAGGTTGTTGGTTGATGTCAGGGCTACGCCCCCACCTGTCCGCTGCCACCCAAGGTTGCAGGCGGCAAAACTGTCCCCAGCAACGGCAGCATTTGCGTTAAGCCAAGTGTCGGGGCAGTATTTCAGGTACACGCGAACTGTCGGACTTCTGTTTCCGGCGTATGTGGCGTATGGGGTAACGCCAGTTTTGAGGGATGGCTGTAGCGCAATGTCAATGAACGGCTGGCCGTTAACGACGCCAACCGCAGCCGTAGCCCACGCCCACTTGGCGTCGGTGTCTGTGGCGGTTCCAATCTCGTCCTTCGCGCCGAGATAGTAGCGATACGAAACGCGAGAGAAATCGTAAGTGTATGTGTCGCCCCAGTATGTCTGCGGCGTATTGGGGACGCCGTTCGTCCGCCCAAGATAGCGGCGTTGCGTCTCGCGGCGCTTGTGAAAAATCATTCTCGGATTGGGGGCCATGCACGCAAAAAAGTCTTGGTTGTTCCGTCTCCAGTAGTTGCTTTGGATTGTCCAATCTTGACTTCCGGCACCTGTTGGCAGCGCGGTGTTATCGTCCGTGTCGCGCCAATAATCCGGGGCTGCGTATGGGGCAGAATTTGTGGGCGAGAGCCATGTATCACTCGCTCGCGAGAAAATAGCGGACGCCACGGCGACCGAACCTGTTACAGTTGGCGCGGTTGACGCAGTTCCGCCGGTCAAGGCGTATGAGTTTCCGGGGGTGCCTGCCAGCGGCAAGAATTGCACTTGTGCGTAAGCCGTGCCGGTTGGCGTGATTCCGGCAGCGGGGGTCAGCGGAATGAGTGCAGTCCACCTCCCAATCGCCGTATCCCAAGTGGCGGACGCCCCGGCCGTCGTTCCCCCGCTGAGATACGCGACACTGGTCGCGCCTATGGTCAGGTCATACCCCTGAGACAGATTCGTGTTTCTGGCTCCGGTTATGACAGCCCCGCTCACGACAATGCTGACGGTGCCACTATTGGATGCAGTGCCGGGGGTAAAGGTAGCGCCCGAGGAACTCGTGATCGATCCTATGGTTTGACCGGCTGGGATGTTGGTGCCACGCACATTCATGCCAACCCGATAGTCGGTGGTGGCGCTGGCAATAGAGGCGAGCGTGTTTGCGCCGGAAACCAGCGTGGCCGTGGTCGTGATGGTGGCTGAGAAACCTTGGATGCCGGGGTCTGTGCCGATGATGCCGTAGGCCAGAAACCCCCCACCCTTCACGCCGGTTTCGTCAACTGTCAGGTTGGGCGGGCTCGTGTATCCCACGCCGCCGTCGATCACATCGACCGATACTACAGACCCGCCCTGAATAACCGCCTTCATCCTCGCGGCGGTCTGCGGGCCGCCTCCAGACACGATGATTGCCGGGGCTCTCCAATAACTGCCGCCGCCATCGAGGACATCCACACGCTCAATGAAAAAGCCGTTGCCCGTTGGAGTAACCGTGGGGGCAACCGTGGGGGCAGCCAAGCCCATCGTCTGCACCGAGGTGGCGTTGCGATTGAAGACTATCGGGGCCACGCCGTTGCCAACAAAACAGTGGATGCGACCGTTGCGGTCTTCGGCGTAAGTCGGCGGCTCTCGGAACGTGCTGGTTGTGGTGAGCAGCGTCGTGCTTGTCCAATCGGTGTCGCTGCCGCTTGACCCCGGAACTAGAGCCCGTATCGTCAGATTGGTAGATGAAGTTTTGCTCGCAACAATCAGGGTGTTTGGGTTTGCCGTTCCATTCGCCACGCGGTACACGCCGATGACTTCATCGTAGTCGCGGGATGTATAGATTGTGTCGCTGCCGGGGCGCTGCTGCATCTGCCCGGGCACGAGAATCTGGAGGTTGTTCTGGCTGACGTTCCCGCCGGGGGGAACCCGGTACGGGCTCGCCGCCGTAACGAGGCCGAGCCAATCTTTGATCGAGAGGCTGGGCATCAACCACCTACGTCGCCAAGGGGATTGGAGTGGTAGCCCAGCGTGCGGGGCGTCGGGTAATGCCTCATGTACTGGCGACCGGAAAGCGGGGAGATAACGTCGTTCTCCATTGCCTGTCGCAAGTCTCGGTTATACAGCGCTACCACATCCCCGGCTGGCTTACCGGCCATTCGGGCGTACCACATCTCGGTCGCGGAAAGCATTGCCGTCCACATCTGCGGCGAGCAGTCGATGATGTCGGAGATGGCGTACTTGACGTTTGTCAAAGCAACCGGGAGCGTGGAGGTGGTGGTCAACTGCGTGTTGTTGGTGCGGGTCAAAATCTGCCGCTCGTAGACGAACGGGTTCAGCGCACCGGGCGGGTCGGCCTCTGTCGTGGCGGTGCCAAAACGAATGGCGGCATATCCGATGATTGGCGGAAGCGTGTTTCCGGTAACGGTTACAGTGGATGAGTTTGCCGACACGCTGACGGTGCCCTGCCTGCACGACGGCTCATACCCCATCAAGCGAATCTCGTCGGGGATGTACCGGTAGGTGTAGAGAACCACCGTCCCATCCTGCGGAACGCCGACGAACCGAATCTGGAATCGGTCGGTATCGGTGTCACTCCGCATGATCGTGTAGTAATACGGCTCGCCCGTGCCCCTCGTATTTACTTGCAGTTGCATCCACTCTTGCGGCGTAACATAAAAGTGCAGCGTGCCCACCGTCTCTGTCATCAACGAGTCGATGTCTTTGACGTTGGCCGGAAGGTTGTAGAACGTCTGGACTTTGACGGTGGAGGTGCCCGAGGCGATTGCACTCCGGTCGAGTGTGATTTGGTTGTTGGCAGTGTTAACACTGACGATTCGCGGCGTGTACGAGAAGAAGCCGTTGGTGTCGAACACTACGATTCGGCCTGCAACAAACTGGCTGGCGTTAGATGTCACCGTGATGGTGGCACTCCCACTCGTCATCGTCGCGGTCGTGGAGACTTGCTGCGTCGTGAACGAGTTGGTCTTCGTGTGCCAAAGCCACTGGCGAGTCTGGAAGACTTCGCGAACCCCGTGAACCACGGCACTGCGAACGGCACGGTGTTCGCCGTCCTGTGCGCCGCCGCCGGTTGCCGTGAGAAGATGGTCAACAAGGTCTTGGGCGGTGTTCATGCCTTGGGCCTCTTGTATCCGTACTTGGCGTGAACCTTCTCCCGGAGTTCGCCATTACTCATCTTCTTGCCCGGGTTCATCATTCGTTCCTTCGCCATCATTTCCCGGGTGAGTTTTTCTGAGAGCGGCTTGGCCTTCGGGGGAGCCACGGGCTCGCCCTGATGCTCCACGATCCCGCGAACCGTGAGGTTGCGCTGGCGGGCCACGCTTCTGATGTCGGCTGCGGAATCAACCCACGCCGCCGGGTCGCGGTGGCCTCGCTTGTCGGCCAAACCGGACATGTAGAACTTGCCCGAGATGTTAATGCCCGCTGCCTTTGCCTCGCGCACCATCGCGTCGGCTTGGTCTTTGGGCATGGAGTTCAACCACTCTTGGTTGTAGCGGCCCTGCATCACGGCGCGATCTGTTCCCTTTACGCCGGGAGGGGCTTGCAGGGAACACATTTCCGCCCATCTGTGACCGTAGCCTTCGGACAGCAATCGAACGTACATCAACACGGCTTCTCTTCCGGCTCTTAGAACCTCCCCGGGAACGTCGCTCGTGTCGAACGAGGTAGTTGATTGCTCGTCGGACTCCTGCGATGGTGTCACCGAAAGCGGCGAGGGCGGCGTTGCAGCCTCGGCAGACAAGTCCTCGGACGATGCTGGTGTCATGGCAATGGTCAACGCAGATGTTTCGGGGCGAGTCACATATCTCGCACCTACCGTTATTTCTGGACGCTAACCGCTCGTAAGCGGCTTTTGTTATCCGGTAGCGCCCCCAAAGGTTCGACCACCGTTTGTTCTCTGATTTGCTGTTCACGCGGGCGGGGGCTGATCCGGCCCCGCCGCCGCAGCCTGCTCATCCGGGGAGGGAGGGGCGGATGGCGGCGCGGCTGGCGGGGCAGGGGGCGGAATCATGTAGGGCTGGGCATCAATGTCGAGACTCGCCGCCCAATCCCTCATCAGGGCGTTATAAGGTTCTGTCATCCCTGCTCCCACCAACTGCGATACCATCGGCCCCAACGTCTGCACCGCCATCTGCATCTGCTCAACGCGCGTGGATTTGTTTGGTTTCCTCGCGCTCCCCGCCTCAACTCTAAAAATGAAGTCTCTTGTAAGGTCGATGAGGTCGGTCTTCATCACCAAGTTCTGCCACGCGATTGCTCCGGTTGGCCCCAGCACAGACGCAACGTCACCCGGCTCAAGCAACCACCGGGCCGCAAGCGCCTCTCGCCGCGCTAGCGTGGACATGGCGTCCTCTAGCGTGTTACTCATGTTGTCGGGCCGAATACTGATGTTCTCGCTCTTGATCTGCGCCTCGCTGGCACTTCTAAAAGCCGAGCGAGTTGCGCCGTACATGAGTTCGGTAAGCCCGGTTCGTTGGGCGAACATCTCGCTGACCGACTCGATGACGCGCCAAACGTCCTGCGTCATGGGTGGGGGCTGGAACACAGACAGGATGTCGTTGACCCCACGCCCGAGAAGTTCGGACATTTCGATGATTTTGAACCCGCCCTCACTCGGCGCGAGCAGTTGGTCTTTGATCGTCTGGTCGGCCGCCTTCTGGCAGGCGACGATTGTTTCGCAACTTGTCGCGAGCCGGGTCGCCGCAAACGACATTGCCCAATTCAAGAATCGCAATTCCCCGATAGCGGGCCGGATGTGCGAGATCGGGTACGAATACCCGGGCTTCCAATGGAAGCCGAGCGGCGTAAACGGCCACCCGCCCGGATCAACGTAGAAGGGGATGGGCCACGAAGTCTTGGTAATGAGTTCGTCCGAGACTCCCGCTTCTTCCGGCTGGTCGATCAGTTCCGGGGGCATGTTGAGGGGGCGGTCAACGCCCTCGCAGATCACGAGGTAGCAGTATTTCCCGAGCCCGTCGAAGGTTCCCCTGAACTGCTTGGGGGCGTTCTTGAAACGATCCCCCATCCCCGTCTTTGACCAAATCTTGTAGTAGGTAATGAGTTCGTTCGTCGCCTCGACCTTGCCCTTCCCCTTGGGCTCCTTGCCGAGTTTCACCTCACGGCCGCTGTCGAGGTGCTTCTTCAACTCCTCCTCGGAGATGCCGTACTCCTCCGCGACTTGCTCGATGGGATGCACGCACTTGCGGGCACACCAGAGGATGTCATCCATGTTGTCCCAATCGGGATCAACGAGGAAGTTGTCCACGGTATCGTAAAAAGACCCGACCATGCGGATGGGCGGCCGGGACTCGTCGCCGGAAGTCTCCAGCGTGACCAGTTCCGTCCACATCACCCCCATGCCCTTCATCAAGGCTTCCCGCACCCACTTCTGACCCTGCCGCTTCAGGTCGAGTTCCTGCGGTGTCCAAGACAAGTATTTCTCAAGGAGCATCGCGGCGGCACGACGCATCTCGCTCCGTTTCTTTTCCTCCACAGTCATCTGGAGAATTTGCATCTGCTCCGGCGTGATAGCCCCCGGATTCATGGCGAGGGCTTCAACGTCTATCCCGAACGCGGCTGGCGGAAGATCGGGATGCTCCTGAACCGTCACCGTGCGGGTGGGGTTCCGGTGGTACATGACTGCCCCAAAGATGTCGAGCAGTTCAAAAACCTTGTTGACCTGAATTCTGAAATTGGGGGGCTGGATAGAGTTGGTAAATCCCTTCTCTCCCCGCGCATACGAATCCTTCCACATCCAGTTGTGTTCCGCGTCAAAAAACATCGCCGCTTCTTTAGCATCGTCAGCGAAGGTTTTCTTGTACGCTACCGCAGCGTTGAGTTTCTTAACCCAAACGCGGGTCAGGTTCCGCAGAACGTCACTTGCCGTTGACATTCGTGCGTTCCTTTATGGTGGCCGCTGCCGCTGCCCTCTGGATGTCTTTGGTAATCGGGGCCAAGTCCCATGCACCATCGTCAATCCAGTGCTTGGTTTCGCTCCAGCCCGGGTCATCCTTGTGATGCACAGACCGACGATCCACCCAGCCCGAGGGCGTGAACACCAAGATGTCGATGGTGGTTCCACCGGGCCGCTTGTAGCAGAACCCGATGGTGGCCGCGTCGAAGTTCTTCGGGTCGGGCGAAAACAGAACCATGTCCCCAGCGCGGGGAATCGGCATTTCCCATGTCTCACTCATTTGTCACCTCCAGACATTGGCCCCAAGTTTATGTAACCCGGGGTGTCTAGCCCTAGGTTTTTACGGCGGCGTTCCACCCATTTGAGCCACCACGGGTCGGCCTGTTTCGGGGCGGGGGGCGTGTGATAGCGGGGGCGATAGGCAAGGAGGTACTCCAAGCACTGCACGATATGACATTCGCCGCGAGTATTTGGGGAGTCGGTGACAACCGGCACGCCGGAGACGTA